GACCTATTATAATCGTTAGAATTAGCATAGTGCTAAGAATCGAAACTATGATAGGGTCTATTCCTAGGAAGACTACCGGTAATTTAATTATAGTGTTAAAAGTTCCTATTATCATTCCGTTAAAAACCTTTCCCGTAGAAACTATGGAGAATAATAAAATAGTTCCGAATCCCGAAGTCGGGTTTTCACTTTCGAATAAAGTTTTTTGTGCCTGGCTTTGGTCTCTAAGTCCGCCTAAGTCTGTTCGAAGTTGTCCGTATGTATCATTCATAAGCGAATTTTCCATAAATTGATTTTCTATATTATTATCGCTTTGGAAGAAAGACCCGAACGCGAATAAGGAGAGTATAACTAAACCTATCAACATGAAGTTAACGAATAGTTCGTAAAATTTCGCCATTTTTAAGAGTTCCTGTCCTTATTTAGTTTGTAAATTCCCACAAATATTATTACCAATAACCATACTCCCGAAGCCCCAACCCCTATTAAGTCTCCGGATACTATACCCATTCCCAAAGCCCCCGCGAAAGTTAGACCTATCGAAATTAAAACCCCGGTCTTTGAACCGCTAAACATAAATATAAAACTCATAGCCATAACAAACATAACTAAATATCCCGCTACTCCGAAGTTTGTGGTATCTAATTCTACGCTTCCCAATACTGTTAAAACTCCGTCCACATAAATACTAACCATTAAAACGCTTTCGTCTAAGTTTGGGTCTATGTTGCACGTTAGAGTTCCGCCCGAAGAAATCAAAGTAGAATTACAAATACTTCTATTTCCGAATATATCGTTTCTTGTTACTTCTAATAAAACCGTCTTCGCTGTTCCGTCCGAAGTTAAGAAGTTAAAAGAAATTGTGTTAGCTGTTTTATTATAAACTGGGGATGTGTAAATAATCCCTAATGCTTCGTCCACATTAAAAACACTTTCTACCGAATCGAAGGCGTTAAGTTCTATATTACAGTCTCCTATCGTGAAGTCGTCGCAAAATGCTACTAGGTTTTCGAAGTTTCCTAGAACTACTCCGTCCTTAACTATTATTATGTTGTAAATAACATCATTCCTAACCAGGTGTAAAACTGATTGTCCGTTATAATCTGTCTTTGGTAATTCTACCGTCTTAAATGTGTTTTCGCTTATATATTGTCTGTCAACATAAACTAAGGCGTTTTCAATAGGTAAGAAGTCTGAACCTGTAAATGTTAATTGAAAGTCCGTAGAATCTGTTAAGTTTAGGTCGTAGAGTGTTATTATTTGCGAAGCTGTCCCGTTTGTTAATTCCTGTCCTACTATGTTATAATATTCGTTTGCGTTTCCCGTGTCTTCATATCTAACCGCCGTATCTACCAAATACATCGAATCACTACTAAGGTTTCTATTCATGCAAACTCTTAACGGATTTTCTCCTTCGAATAAATTAGAATAGTTTAAAATTAATTCTTCCATGTTTTCATCATAAACATTAATTGCTATTTCTATCGTTGCGTTTGGTAATATTGTTTGTTTCTCCTCGTCGACTACTGTAAAATTAAATAATTCTACGGTATTAACGGCACAATTATCTAAGTCTAAATTATAGATTGTTTGGTTATGGTATTCTAATTGTAGGTTTGTTGAATCTGAAAGCGTTATATTCCAATAGAAGGTTACGTTTGTGTCTGCTTCTACGTTTGGAATTAAGTAATCTGTTTTTCTTAAAACGGTATTACTTCCACTAGCGAAGCTTTGCCCCGTTGTTATTGTCCCATTGTAACTTATTAAAACCGCGTCGCTTATTGAGTATCCCGAACCTAGCCGTAAGGTTGCTAAAAAAGTTTCTAAGTTTCCTTCTGTTGTTTCATTGTTGTAAGTTTGGTTTATCTCAAAGACTTTAATATTCCATGTTGTCGAAGTTGTGTTAACTAATCCGAACTCGTCCGTTACTGTAAAATTTAGTGTGTTTAATCCTGGGACGGGTATAAAGGTTGTTTGGTTTATTTGTGTGCAAACCGTGTTATTTATTTCTGTTATTATCCCGTTGTATTCGTAAGTGCAATTTTTAATATGCGTCGTTAGGTTTTCCCCGGTTTCTTGTATCGTCCAATTTAAAACTAAGGAATCTCCGGATAGGTGATAATCTTTAGTTCCGGTTGGGTAGTGTATTGTTGCGTTTGGGTTTGTTGTATGAATTATAAAATTCCTTGCCGTTGGTTTTGTGCTTTCACTCTCATTATTAAAAGCTTCGCACGTCCACGTATAAGCCCCTTCTGTTGAAAATGTTTTTGAAAATATATAATCAGTATTGTTTATTCCCGACGCGTTGGTTTGGTCTACTACGTCGTCGATTAATAACTTAACTTCTGTTAAATTTATGTTATCATAAACCGAACAGTTAAAATTTATCGTTATCGGTGAAGTTGTAAAATTTAAATTATCTGTTGGGTAATTTAAAGTTACTATTGGGGCGTCTACTTGTGTATCGTTAAATATTGGTGGACTTCTCCCACTATATAAATTTTCCATTTCTGCCGTTGTTACTACCCTAGACCATATCGCCCCTTCGTCTAAATTCCCGTTCCATGCGTTGGTATATGCCGAATTTGCCCCTATGTATGTCGTTGTCCCAACACTTCCAACCCCTAAAATACTTCCTTCTAATACCGTATCTATGTAAAGCTTAGATGTTGTCCCGTCCCATGTTACGGTAGCCATGTGCCATATTCCATCATAATAATTATTAGAGGTTGTTTGGTTGTCTGTGTCCCAGGCTACTCCTTCATGAAGTAATCTAAATTGGCTATCAAAAGAAGACCTACCGGCAATACATAAACCTAGAGACACTCCCCCATTTATACAAATAACCCTACGACTTGCTAAGGTAGAATCACTAGATTTAAACCAAATATTCCCCGTAAAATCTCCCGTTTGAACTCCGCTAGTCGCCGTTAAACTATTCCCTGTTCCGTCTAAATTTCTCCCGCTATTTATTATACCCGTGGAATTTGTAGAACCTGTGTTAGATAAATCATTATTTCCTAATTCGTCGGAGAAATCGTTATTATCTACTTTCCAATAATTTAAAATGTCTACGTTTAAACTGGCTTCCCAACTCGCCCATTCCGGTATTTTTACACCGGCTAAGGTTGGTATCCATTCCACTTTATCCCCCTCTTTTACATCTGTGAATAATCCGATTACCATAAATTCATTTTTCTTTATTTCTGCCGGTGTTACTTTTTTCCATATCTCTTTTTCTTCTAAATGGTATCCGTCTAAAATCCGTTCGCATGATTTATTAAATGTTTTTTCATCTAAAGAACAAATTGTTTTATAATCTTCTACCTTTATATTCTCGTGAGTTCTAAATTTTAAATCGAAGTCTCTATTAATTTTTAGAAGCCCTTTATTCATGTCGTAAAATTCTACATCCTTCATAAACTCTTTATAATCCTGGAATCCTTCTATTTTTATTTCTGCTACTTTTGTATATCCTATTGGGACTTTGTAGTTTTGAGGAGTGTTTAAACTTGCTTTTGCTATTGAGGTCGTTGGGATTCCTAAAATACTATTTTTTATTATTGCTGTTTTTGTTATTTTATCGTAGGTATATTTATTATCAAACTCTAAAGCCGAAGCAAAGCTAATTAAAAACACCATACACAAAATTAAACTTAATATTTTTTTCATTTTAATAGCCTAAAACGTTTACGTCCCCCCCTACTGTGTCGTCGTCTTTCCTTATTCCTGCGTAACTTAGAATCATTGTAATAACTCCAACACTCGCGATTATCTGCGGAAGATTTAACATAAATTTAGATACTTTTGGGATAGTGTTAATAAATGTGTCTGTAAATACTGTTGAACTATTAATAAAAGTTGAGTATACTTGCGAAACATAAATAGATGGTATAAAGAATAATGCTAGTAGGAAAATATCTATTACGAAGAATAACTTAGGGCTTTTGCTTCCTATGTAGTAGCCGTTTAGAATCATCATTAAACACATTCCTAATAAAAATATAATTCCTATTGTGTCCGCGTTTCCTACTAACCCGCTGTTAATCTGCCCAAAGGTTGCTTCTGAAACATTCTTTAAATTTACTTGCCCTATATTTACGTCTTCACTAAGTACAGTATTAACTAAATTAAAAGAGTACACAGTAATCCCTAAGAATATCGCCATAAGTAACGACGAGAAAATTATTATTAATCCCCAAATTAAGGAAGTTCCTTTTTTATTCTTCATTTGTATCCTCTAAGTTTATTTCTATTGTGTCTTCTTTTATCTTTTGAAAGTGTTTGTGTTTTACCATTAAATTCGTAAGTCTCCTTGTCGATTTTTTCTTTTTGTCTATTCCCCTATCTACCCTCTCTTTTTTTATGTCTTCTAGTTCTTTACTAAATTCTTCTCCTATCCTCGCCGTTATATTTTTTTCTTTCATTTGTAAGAACTCCCAAATTTTTTAATATTTTCCATAATGTTCGCGTCTCTAACTATTTCAAATAACATAATTACGATTATAACCACTCCTAAAGGTAAGGCTACGGCGTTCATAATTGTAAACATAAAACCGAAGAATCCGTAATACATAGTTAGACTAACGAAGTTATCCGAAAGCCCAATAAGAATATTTAAAAACCAGGTAAATAAAACCCATGTTAAAAGAATAAGTGCTAACTTAACATATTTTAATTTTGTTATTTTGATTACTGCCCCTTTCTCGTTTACTTCGTTCCCGTATTCTGTCGCAATCATAAAATAAAAACTTAGTGCGAATAAAATTAAAACTCCGAACGCTAGAATAAAATAAATTAATGCTTCTGCTGTTTCTATTTCCTCTACCGCTTCTTCTTTTAATATTATAGTTTCTCTCGCCCACCCGCCCAAATCTTCGAATCCTTCCGCTATTGCACAATTATCGCACTCGCAATAAATATTATACCAATAATCTCCTTCTATTGTGAAGTTATTTATTCCTGGTAAAAATTCTATATCATAATCGTGTTCTAAATCTGCGTTTGTTTTTCTCGTTACCCAAATATGGCTATTCGAGGGGTCGTATAAGTGTAAATCACAAAAGAAAATATCCGTAGAAGTTAACGCTAAACCTGTTTCTTTGCTGTCAATATGAAAGGCTAATTCTATCGTTTCTCCGGGGGCTATCGTTGGTAATACTGGTTGTCTTATCTCCAACCCGTTCGCTATACTAAGTTTGGGGTCTTTTGCTTCTACGAAGTTAATACTTAAAAGTAATAAGGCAAATAAAAATACTAAGACAAAAAAATAATTCTTTTTTTTCATGTTATTTATAAGGGTTTTGTAATTTAAAGAGTTTTCCATTTGTTTACAATCTATCATTTAATTTTTTTAGTAAGAGTTGTGTTTGTTTTTGTGTCTTTAGTTGTGCTTTCTGAACTGCGACGTGGAGTTTTAGATTTTTGTTATATTCTTTCATAGCCGGAAAAACTCCTTTTAGGCTTACTATTTCCTTTTTGTTGTTTTCTACTTGTGGCGTTTCGTCTTTCCAACCTGTTTTATCCTTCGAACTAAAGAAATCATCCGCCGAGTTTATCTTTAATGGGTCGTCTCCTTCGAACTCTTCTAAACCCTGGTCGTCCTTCCTGGAAGCGTCAACCCAAAGAATAGTTTTATTCCCTTTGCTTTTAACGTCTAACTTTCTTCCCTTTCTTAATAACCACTTCGCGAACTTGTTAAATATTAATCCGTAATGTTCCCTAAAAACTTCTATCCCATAAATTCCGGAGAAACCAAACCTTTCTTTTAGGCTTACTATTAGGTTATCTATGTCTCTAAGTTGGCTAAACTTCGAATGTAGGGCGTTGTCTGAATAGTAGGAGTTGTTAGAATAGATTGTTAGAGTTCCGTTTTTGTTTATCCAAATAGTACATTTATCTTTAATTAATTTTAATGAACCAAAGTTTAACTCTTCTAGGTTTCCTAACTCAAATTCTTTTTTTACTTTACTTTTCTCTAAAAGGTTTTTTTCCTTTGGAAAGTAGACTTTGAAATTAAAAGCGTGTCCCCTTTTGTTAAGTTTTTTGTGAACTTTATTCTTAGTTACCCTAGGGTGTAAATGTGAACTTGGCAATACTTCAATAACGAACTTTCCCCTTCTCTTAATGTATCCCGAAGTTTCCAATCGTCGAAGGTGATTAGCCAAAGCCGAAGGTTTTAGGTTAAGTCTTTTTCGTATTTGTGCCTTGGTTAGTCCGTCCTTCAAAAGCTTAAATACTTCGTCATGTTCACATCTTTTCTTTAGGGGTGTCATAGGGGTTAAATGTGAACTTCATATTTAAACCTATCGCCTTTTTAGTTCCATGAGAAATAAAGGGGTGAGGGTGAAGAACAAGAATTAAATTAAAATAGCACTAGATAAAAATAGAAGTCTTTTACCGGCTTCCTTCTTGTTTATTCCTAAGGACTTATACTTTTCTTTTAAAAATATCTTTTCATCCTCTTTTAATGGGTCTAACATATTGTAAACAGAATTGAAAAGTATTTAAATTTTACCATGTTCCGGGCTTGAATAAATTAAATTTTTTCTTTGCTTGTGTCCCAGGTCTACCACCGCCTAAGTTATCCATTTGCGTAAAAATCCTAGAACTATTTAGGTCTTCCATTGTTTTACCTCGAAGAGAACGCCTATAAGTTGATTCTATCGAATGTAAAATAGTAATAACTGTTAATTGAAACCTTGTTTTCTTAAATTCTGTATCCATTCCCATTTTTTCATAATTACAATAAATAAAGTTCGCCATTTCGTCGCCGAGGTCTGCTAGTATTTCGTTAATCCTCATTTCGTCATAAAAAGAAAGTATAGTATTTTTATCTATGTAATTTCCTATTATTGACATAATGGCGTTAACTCCGTAGTCGTTGAATAAAACTAAATCCGTGTCAACTTCCTCTAATTCGTTTCCCTCTTTGTCTGTCTTAATAACTCCTTTGTCGTCTAAAACTTTTCTTTTAGGCTTAGCCCAATATTCGTTACCTTCCGGGTCTGTTGCTATAAATTCCCCTCGTAAGAAGTGTTCAATCTTTCCCAACATTTCCCCGGTATCTACTTGGAAGACGATTAAATTAGCGTCTTCTTGCCCCTGGTAACTTGCGGTAGATAGGGAAGTATTAAGTTGTGCGTTCTTTTGTCTTAACTCGTCCGCTTCTGCTTGTAAGTTTTTTAAAAAATCACCGTCTTCCATAGTTATTTTTGTTAACAGAATTATATAAACTTATCGTTTTATACTTGCTTTAATTCCGGATAATCTCATTAAACAGAATAATATTAATGCTTTTAATATAAAAAAATCTCTTTTTTCCCACTTACTCTTATCTTCCTTAGACCAAAACCCGCTTAAATGGTTTCCATACTTATCTAATATTGGTAAATCTTTTCTTTTAACTTCCGTCCAAAAATATCTTTTCTCGTCTATTATTTTCATATTACCAAAAATCGAAGTCGTTATTTTGTCTTCTTCTTGCCTTTCTTTTTGTTGGTGCTTTTCTTTTTACTGGGGCTTTCTTTTTTGTTGGTGCTTTTCTTTTTGCCGGTGCTTTTCTTCTTCTTCGTGGTTTTTCTGCTTCTTCGAAAGAATCCGCCACCCTCTCTAAAAATCCGAATGTTTTTTTACCACCGGATATAACACCTTTCCTAACATTTCTTTTAAATGCGGAAGATTTGGGGTTTTTTAGTTTTTTTAACTGTCTTTGTAAATTCTTTTTATCTCTTCCTAATTGTTTCATTTCCCCTTTTCCTTCTTGAATATTTCTTAGACGTCTTTCCTTTACCTCGTTATCTCTCTTAATCTTTTCAATCTCTTTTTTTAATTCTTCTATTTTAGGCATTGTATTATTTTAATGGTATTAGTTTATTTAAACTTTTCTGTTTACATACTTTAACGCTTTTTCTTTTTTCTTTTGGGCGGTGCTGTCCTCTTCGCTGTTCTTCTAATCGGCTTCCTGGTTGTTCGGGTTGGGCGGGTAACTTTTCTAACCGTTCTCTTTACTACTTTTCTTTTTTTAGGTTTTGTGATTTGTTTAACTCTTCTTCTTAAAGTTATTTGCTTTTTTTCTTGCCTGGTGTCTAATATTCTTTTTCTTCTCTCTATAACTTTTCCTTTTGGTAATGCTTTTCGTTTTCCTTTTACAATCCGATAGGTTCTAAATTTTTTCTTTGTTCTTTTTGCATATCCGGAAGGAATATTTAACTTTGTCTTTCCTGGCTTCCCTTTTGTTTTCCTTAATCTTGCCGTCCTTGATAAAGAAGTATCTGTTATGTAATTTCTTAGATTCTTAGCCTTTGTTTTTCCTAGTGGGACTTTGTTAATTTTTATTAACTTTGGTATCTTCTGTCCCTTTCTTTTCTTTAGTGGTCTTGCGTAAACGTTGTAGGCTTGAACTTTTCTTTTTACAACCTTTCTTTTCTTTGTCTTCCTTAACCTTGGGATAGGTTTAACTGGTGTTCCTGGTCTCGCCGGACTTCTTGGGGACTTTGGAGACTTTGGACTTTTAGGAGAACGTGGAGACTTTGGAGACTTTGGACTTTTAGGAGAACGTGGAGACTTTGGAGACTTTGGACTTTTAGGAGAACGTGGAGACTTAGGTTTTTTTCTTGGTAAACTCGTAGGTCTCTTTAGACTTATTGCCCTTCTGCTCTTCGCCCTTCTTGATACCGGTTTTTTGTAACTTATTGGTTTTCTTATTATCTTTGGTTTTGATATTGTTTTACTTACCGGCTTTTTCTTTGAAGGTGTTTTACTTCTACCTCTTCCCCTTGGTTTAGACTTTGGTTTAGGAGATGGCTTAGGTTTTGGCTTTGGTTTTACTCCTGGGTCTTTATGCGTTTTTGGTTTGTAAGTCTTCGGTTTTATTGTGGTGGTTTTTATTGTTTTTTTCTTTGAACCTAATTTAGAAAGAATCCCCGCACTTATCTTATTAATAGAAACATACCTACCGCCGACCTTCTTAGCACTTGATAACGCATAATTAAAACCTGTGGCTTTCTTTAACATTTTGTCTAATTGCCTTACCTTTGCTTTTGACAATACCCCTTTTTCGAATTGTGTAATTAAGGTTTTGATTTTCCCCGTTGCCTTAAAGACTTTTGCCGTAACTATTGGTATGCTTTTACCCTCGGCGATTGTTACCCCTACCTTCTTAACTCTCTTAATTAATTCCCCTGGGGCTAACGTTAATTCGCTTTCCCCGGACAAAAAACCGACTCCTTTAAACTTCCCAGTTTTCTTTACGTTGTATTCTAATAACTTACCTGTTTCTTTCTTCGTTAGTGTTGCCCCTTTTTTGGCTTTATCATATATTGTTTTTATTGCTTTTGGTAATGATTGAACCTTTACATCTTGGAATAAAAGAATTTGTGGTTTAGATTTTCTAAAAGTTATATCTTCGCTTAGGGCGTCTACAAGATTACCGGCTTTTTCTTTAATCACTCCTAACCTAGAAGGTCTTATTTTTCCTGTTGGGTCTGCGAAAAAAGAACGTTCTAATAAACCCTTAGCCCCTTGCTTCTTTATCGCTGTGTCTAATTTAATAAGATTCTTTTTAGTAATTATTCCCTTGTCGAATTGTGATAATAATGTTTTTGTAGCTTTGTTAAAGTTTGCTTCCCCTGGTATTGGTTTTCTTATTAACTTACCCCTACTTCTTAGAACTCCTAAAAGGCTGTCTGCCTGGGAAGAAATAACCGACTTAACAGTTTTCCCGGCTTTTGATACCTGGGAAGCTAGGGTTTCGGTTGGAATCTTACCTACTACTTCTAATTTAACCGGCTTACCTATTCCGGTCTTAACCGTTAACGTTTCCCCTATCTTTGCTTCTCCGACATATTTAGGGTTTAGCTTTGTTAACTTATTTGAACCTGCGTTTTTTAATTTGCTAAGTCCCGCCCCTGTTCCTTTCATTAAAAGAATTTCTCCCCCTATTTGTATAAAGGCTTCTCCTGGTGATGTTCTTAATAATGTTCCAAATTCTTTACCCCCTCTATCTATTGCCGAGGGTAGATTTTTTAACATACCTGGGTTTCTTGCTAATCTATAAGCGGTTTCCGGAAGGTCTATTACTCCCCTACCAAAATTAACAATAGTTCCCGCCCCGGCTAATCCCATTAATTCTAATTCTTTTAACGCACTTAAAGGCTTTCCTAAGTTTCTTTCCTTCGCTGTTCTTAAAACTCCTCTTCTTCCGGATATTTTAGAACCTAAACTACCTAAACCTAAACCTTCCGATAAAATCCCGCCGTCCGGCGTTCTTACATATTTCGTTACTGTTCCCGTGTCTCTCTTAGAAGCTTTAACCGGTGCTTTCGCGGGGGCTGTTGGAATTTGTAAAGTTGATTGAGGTAAAGAAGAACGAGAAGAACCGCCGGAAGAACGTGTTATAGTTGCCCCTTGTTTTAATGCGTTTCCGAATGACATAGAAGATTTATTACCGGAAGAATCTGTATAAGTTTGTGTCCTGGTATCGTAAGTTGATTTTTTTATTAATCTTGAAAAATAAGAAGAACCGGAAGATTTTTTAGAAGATGTTGGGGCGGAAGGTTTGGATTTGTAGAAGCTAGGCGGGGAAGGTGCAATATAATACTTTCCTGTTTTAGGATTCCTCTTTATTACCATAGTTTACTTAACTAATCTAAGTTTAAATAATTATCTTTTTGTAACTTTTTTAGAAAACTTAACCATTAAGTATCCTATTGAATAAATGAATAGTACAACGATAAAAGAACCTATTAATATTCCGAAGTATTCGGCTAAGTAAAGTTCCCCGTAGATTCGTAAATTATAAATCGCCTGGACTAAGAAATAAATAATAGCCGTTGCGTAAAACCAGGGAGATTTAAAACCGTTTATATATTTCATATAATTACATGATTATTAACTTTATAAATATTTCTTTTTGTTAACAAAATTTATAAACTAGAAGTTCCTTAGTTTTGTATGGGTAATAAAGAGGAAGGTTATAATGTTTCTGAATCCGGAAATTGGAATACCGCGGCGGACTATTCGCGTTTAAAAATAATGAAGCCTTTAGATTATTGCGACCATTACGAGAATATCGCCCGTTTTGGTTATGATACTTTGATAGAACAATTAGAAAACTTCGGAATCCCCCTAGATACCTTAAAACTTATTGGATTTGAAAGATTGGTTAACGAATTAATTAAATTGTGTGGAAATTCTAAGTTTGCTATGAAATCCGGCGGGACTTTGAAAGAATTAGAGGAATTAGAAAAGAAACTAAAAGAAATTCGTAAATTAATGCCTATGTTATCTAAAACTATCAAAACTCAAAAAAGAAAGGATACCGTCTTAATCCCGGAGAAATATTATAAGGCTTTGGACTTTGTAACCGAAATTAAGGCGAAAATAAACGAACCTCTAAATAAAAATCACTTAATCTTTACAAATAAAGAAGAGTTCGACCCAAAAGCCTATAAAAAACAAATAATAGACGACGCGGTGAGTAGGGGTTAATAATGAAACATGTAATCTTTACTATTAAAGATATTGTAGAAATAATTAATACTAGACAAATTAATGAGTTCGATAGTAACGGCGCGGTTTCCGGAGACCGTGGAAACGGTAAATCTACCTTAATTAATAAGATACTTTATAGATTTGAAGACTTTAACCCATGGAAACACCAGGTTTACGACCGTGAAAGCGTTATATCTTTGTTAAAATCTGAAAAGCGCGGTAAGGTTTGGGATGATGAAGCGATTAATTCCGGATATAAAAGAAACTTCCAAAATAAAGGGCAACAAGAATTAATTAAGATTCTTACCGCTTACCGGGACAATTATAATACTTATTGGTCTGCTATTCCTAATTTCTTTAGTCTCGATAAGGATTTAAGAGACCTTTATTTTATACATCTTCACGTAATCGAACGGGGTATAGCCGTTGTTCACATGCCCTTACAGGGTAGGCTTTATAGTCAAGACAGATGGGACGCGAAATATAACGCGAAAGTAGAGGAAAGTTGGAGTAAGCGCATGCAAAAAGACCCTAACTTTAAACCGTCGTATCATAAGCTAAGCACGTTTAGGGGTTACCTATTCTTTAAAGATATGACTGAAATTCAAAAGAAACTTTATAAAAATATCAAGAGAACTAAGCGTAACGAATCCTTCCCAACTGATGAAGAAAGGGCGAAGAGTAAAGAATTATCTTTTATGGATAAGGTATTTAATTTATTAGTTAAAAATAAATTAACCTCTAACGGTATAATGCAACTGTGCTTACTAGAAGATAAAAAATATTCTTCTATAACGTCTTCTCTTAACCGTATGCTTAAAGATAAGGGCGAAGATAAGACAGTAAAAGACTTTTTACAACAACCTCATAATAAGGGTTTCCATAATAAGATACAGGATGAAATATCTAAAATAATTCCGTCCTTCTAGTCTATTTACACCTAATTACTATTAGGCGAAAGGTTTAAATACCGGGACATCCTAAATTAATTATGGACGTAAAAAACGTATCGCTAGGCTTCGGGGTTTCTATTGAGACTAGAACAAACGACGAAGCAAAGATACATAACTTAAAATCTAATGGTGAAGGCGTAAGTAATCTAGGGGTTAGGTTAAAATGAATCAGATTGAAACTATTATACACGCTTGTTTTACCTTAAGAATATTTTGTTATTGTGTTCTTGGTTTTGTTGCGTTAGCTTTATTGTTCGAACTATGGACTATGTTTAGAACTGGTGGTAAAAAATGAAGAACCCACAACGACCGGACGACATGGATAATATTGTTTCTGAATGTGTGAATCCAACAACACCGGAAGAACCACAACACGAGAAAGCCGAACGCGAAATAAGAAAGGCGGTGTTTGGATAATGACTTTTGAAACTAAACTTCGAAGTTTTGTAGGGCGAATTAAGACTACTGATTTTACACAAACGGAATTAATACATATCTCTAACGAACTTCTAAGAGAGTATAACGAAGAAAGAAATAGGGGTTTATAGAATATAGGGGTGGGCGTGTTCGTCTTATTGAAAATGGATAATTTAATATTTCATTCGTCCTTTCGTCGTAAAGAAGGGTTTAAGGATTGTAAAACTCCTGGGTGTTTTGGGTCAACAATGGACTATACGGGATATTGTAACGAATGTTTAAAATTAGGAAGGTATAAGGAATAATGTTTGGTAAAAAAGAATTAAGACCTTTACAAAAGGAAAGATTAGAAAGCTTAGTTTTAACTTGTTTAAAATCTAGTGATATTAATAAGGCGGAAAAGTCTTATTATACGGCTAGTTCTATTTTATATTATTTATGTCAAAAGAGAAATTATTTTACCGTTGATTATGATAATATGATAATGGAAAAAATATTACCTTATATTAAAGGATTAAGAGAAGGGGATAAATTAAAATGAGGTTTAATAGTATGGTTCGGGATAACGACCGGAAGCCGGACTACTCAAAATATATTATGTATGCCGTTGTGTTTGCTTTTGCTTCGTTCTTTGTTCTAAGCTTAGCTTTTAACGTTTCTATAATTGTTTTAATTATGGCTTTAAAATATTGGTGGGCTGTGTTAATTGGTGGAATTATCTTATTATTTCTTAGGAAAAGGGGGCGTAAAAGTGAGAGTTCCAATAGATAAATTCGAAGATTGGTTAAGGAATAAGAACCTTAAAGAAAGAACCATAGAAAATTATGTTTATTATTTCAATAAATTTACTGCGGATAGTTTCACCCAGGAAACAATAAGTAGATTTTTAGCCGATAAAACAAACCGAAACAGTATAGCCCGGGGTTTTCTTGTTAATTTTAAGAAGTTTCTAACTGTTAACTATAAAGAACTTGGATTTTCCCAGGAATCCCGGTTAAATATTGCCGAAGTTGAACTACCAAAGCTTACCGGAAGGGTTAAACAAAGGATAATTAAGCCTATTCCACACGAACATATCGAACTTTTAGAACGTAATTTAGAGACAGAAAAAGAAAAGCTAGAACTTCTTTTAAGTTATTATTGCGCTTTAAGACTAGGCGAACTTCTGAAAATTAATATTCTTTCTTTTGATTGGGATAAGTGGAAAAAAGACCCCTCTAAAATGGGAGAATGTAGAGTTTTTGGTAAGGGAGATAAGGAAGGAATAGCCTTAGTTCCGGCGCTTCTTATGAAAAGAATAGCGATTTATATTAAGACTAAAAACTTTTCTTCTTTGGATTCTCGTATTTTTGTTAGGGGGAATACCGATATTAATTTAAAGAATAAAAGTAGAACCTGGCAAAATAAATTACGTGAAGCGGGCTTAAAAGCCGGATTGACTAAGCGGGATTCGGAAGGTAAGATAATTAAAGATACTGCGATTCACCCGCACAGGCTAAGACATTCTTATGCTTCATACTTACTTAATGAAAAGGGGCTTAATTTAAAGGAAATACAAGAAGTTTTACGCCATGCGTCCTTACAAAGCACTCAAATTTACACACACACGGACAAAGAAGCACTTAAAGGGAAGTTAGAAGCTTAATATATATGTTCTAATATATAACTATCCATTACTATATAACTATCGTTATTCGGTTAAACGATTAATAAGATATAGCGGGGGCGGGATTTGAACCGCGCGTTCTCCCGGATATGAGCCGGGCGACTTAACCTAACTAGACTACCCCACTATTAATAAAAAAATTAATAAATTAATAAAACTTGTTTTTACTCGCTTGGTGTAACTTCCGGTTCTTCTGTTGCTTCCTCTTCCGGTTCTTCTGCTTCCTCTTCTGCGGGTTCTTCTTCCGCTTCCTCTTCCGGGTATAGATAATCAACAGAAATTTTACGGGAAAGTTCGTTATCTTCCAAACAAGATACAATTTCGTTAACCTTTTGCTTCAAAGCTGTTACTTCTGATTCCAAAAGTTCGATTTTAGCGTTTAATTCGTCTGTCATTTTTATTTACCCCCTTTCATCTCTGTAAAATTGATTTTTGAAAGGTCTATATCTATGAGACCTAAGGGCTTTATAATATTAATCCCTTCTTCGTTAAAAGAAAAATCTAAAAGTTCCGGGTCTAATGAACTACAAGAACAAATATAATTACCACCACTTTCTTTAAGTTTTGTAGCACTATATCTAAACGGGTCGTCGATACATTCCCCATTTTCTATTATCATCTTAACCATAAGTCCCGCGAAGGCTATAAAGAGAATTATAGTTACCCCGGCAACTATAAGCAAATTTCGTTTATTGTTATTCATGTTTTTTTATTCTCCATCCACGCGAAAAAAATAGCTAAACCAACTACTCCAATCGCTACTAACCAGGTAATTAAATTTGGACTCATTTTTTCTTACTCCATTTTTTCTTACCCATCTCTACATAAGTTTCTTTGTTCGTCATATATTTAGCAAAAATCATAATCCCCGCGAAGGTTGATATAATACCTAGAACATAACCAATTATAAACCATTCTAAAGGTATCATTACGCATATTTCCTATATTTTATTTCGTCCTTAATCCACTTGTAAAACTTTGGTATTCCTATAAAAGTTAATTTGTCTAGTATCTTAAACCCGTAGTAAATTAATGCTATTCTAAATATTAAATACCCTAAACCGATACTACCCGCCATATTCCCTACGAAAAAAGCACATTCCGGATTATTTACCCCCGCCATAGTATTATTAATAAAAGATTCTAACATTCTTCAACCCCCCTCACTCTATAATCTTTTATTTGTGGTATGTATTCCCAATGAATATTAAGACAATCCCCATAATTATAATTCTTTAAAATAAATTCTCCGTCAAAATAAAAAGTAGAATTATATTTAATATAAGGTAGGTGCGGTTCTTCTTGCTTTTCTCTAATAACATTTATACATAATCCGGAAGAATAAATACAACCTATACTTTCATCTAAAAAAATAACCTCTTCATTATAAGAAGGGTGTAAATTTAAAACGAAATAAAGACTACCTAAGGAAAGAACTAAAATAATAACTATAAAATAAATTATCTTCTTCATTCTTCTTTACCTGGTAATTTAAATTTGTCTCCTTCAAATTTTGGAAGTTCTTTTAGTGTTGGTTCTTCTTCCGGTTGTGGTTCGGTAGGTTCTATTATTTCTTCGGGTTCTTCTTCTTGTGGTTCTGTATCTGTTATGGTTTCTTCGGGTTCTTTTGGTATTGGTTCTTCTTTAACCTCTTCTACCACCTCTTTTTTAGTCGCTTCTTTCCCCAGTAACTCTTTAAAATTAACTTCCTTCCCGTCATTGAAAAATCTTTTATCTTGTTTTTCTAGTTTCTCCGGGATATTCTTAAATAAGTTTCTCTTTTGATAAATTAAAATTACTTTGAATACTACAAACCAAATTATAACAAAACAAAAAATCGAAAATATTATTAGTGCTATCATGCTACAATAACCCCGCTTCCCGAGGTTGTTTGTGCTAATTGTATTAACTGGTCGGCATGATTTATTAAAACCCCTGCTTTGTCGATTAGACCCCCAACCTTGGAGATAATAAAAATAAATGATAATGTTAAAACGAAAATCAAAACTACTAACCCTATTACGTCCTTAAATTCTCGCCACCAGGGTTGAGATTTATCCAGGTAGTTTCTCTTAATTAATTCTTTAAGGTTAGTCCATGCGTATCTTTGGTCGGTGTGGTCGTAATCTAAATTGGCTTTCGTCATTTCTTCGTTCATATTTTTAAGGGTGAAGTTTACTATCTCCCTATTATTCTTAATCATAAACCAATAAGCATCTTTACCCATTCTTTTAACCGGTCTAGGTAAATATAGGTCTTTTTCTTTTATGTAAAAAACGCTAATGTTTGTTTCCGGTATTATTAATTCCTTAGCCGTATCTTCTCCTACCGGTATCGGGATACCGTTAACTTCTTCGAACCAAAATATTTTTTTATTATAATCCTTCTTCTTTTTCTTTAGATAATAAACGGTGTAGAATATCCCGCCTACTACTAGAAATAAGAAAACTAAAAGTATAAATTGACCTACTCCACTCAACATACCCGATAAATTAAAACCAGGAAGTATATTGTCTGTGCCGGGTATTCCTAAAACCATAATAGGATACACTCATTAAACTTTATAAATCTTTGTTTTTGTTAACAAAAACACTACGAAGAGGGGGCGAATTTTCGCCCCTCTCTCCTAAAAAAAGAAAAAAGTGATAGTCATGCTAGACTATCTAATATCCGGAGTAACCCGAACCGCCTTTCTTCTGTCCCTTAGCAATCATCATTACAATAGCTAGAAGTCCTACCAACATAAATATTAATAGAACAATCGCCGCGATTGTGAAGAATGTGTTAGAGAATCCAAAGAAAGTACCGAAGCCTTGGGTCAAATTAGTAATAACGCTTTCTGTGTTATTATATCCGGCTGTCCCACTTGCGAAACCTAAGTTTCCACTTAGATTACCGTAAATCATCAACCAAACAATACCAATAAAACCGATTACTCCTAGACCACCTAGAATTAATCCCGCTTCCTGTACCTTTTTAGCAACATCCATTTTCCATAAACCCCCTTTCAGTACTACGAAAAATCACATCTTTCATAATAAATATAGTGTTAACAATTATATAAATGCTTGTTAACAAAAAATTACTTCTTTAGAAGCCAAACTACTACAAAAATTATACCAATTACAAATATTTCTATGAAAATATCCGGTTGAATTATCTTAATGAAAGTCCCTATTAATGAAACGAATATAGTAGCAATCGCACTTACACCCATAGCACTTACCATATCCGATTTTAAGAACTTGTCTTTATCCCTATTGTAAAGAATCATTGAAAGGACAATAAAGAAAGCCCCCATAATCTTCGCGTAAAAGTGATAGTCGCAACTGGTCGGGAAAGCTAATATTCCCGTTATGCTGTTATCTACTAATGTTTCTAGTCCCGCACATACCATTTTAACCGCCCCCTAATTTGTAGACTACCCAAAGACCTATTATAATCGTTAGAATTAGCATAGTGCTAAGAATCGAAACTATGATAGGGTCTATTCCTAGGAAGACTACCGGTAATTTAATTATAGTGTTAAAAGTTCCTATTATCATTCCGTTAAAAAC